AGTGAAGGCCTCTTCATCTGTAGACCAACTACTGCCTGATAAAGTATAAGTACCTTTATCAGAACTACCGTCTGTATTATTAATTGAGAAAGTTAATCCATTTTGAGTTAAACTTGTTCCTGTGCCTGTTGCTCCTACGTAGAAACTAACATCATTATGCAAAGTTCTTCTATCTGCTCCGACATAAACATCAAAGAGTCCTCCAGCATTTGTATAACTTGGATTTGTGCCTCCAGGATTAGTAGAAGCTACGTGAGCTGAATTAGTTAAGAAAGCAGTAACAGCATCATCACCAGCAGAAGCAGCCGCTCCATCTTGAATAGCGTAAATAGTTACAGTATCAGAAGCAACAGGATTACTTGAAGCTCCAGATTCATTCATTTCAACTTTTACTTGAGTTTCTCCTCCAATTGCTGGTTCTTCTGAGTCTGCTAAAGTGAAAGCATCTGAAGCGCTAAAAGCTTGTCTTTCTGTAAACGAACTATCTCCGGCTTCTTTTGTTAAGAATCTGAAAGTTTCAGTTCCACTTGTTCCATGACCTTCTGCTACAAATGTAATATTGTTTGTCGTAACTGTATCTGAAGTATTGTATCGAACTACGAAAGAACTTGCTGTAAGTTTTACACTTCTTGCGTTTTCACCTGCAGCAGCCGCTGCTCCATCAAGTCCAGCTGTTATTGCATAGGTTTCGTCTATGCTATACTCTGTTGCTCCATTTGTTGTTATTTTTGCTATTATTTCATCTTGAGCAAAGTTTGGTACAAAAGTTAATTTTTTAATTGAAGCACCACTATAATTTCTTGTGGGCACTCTGTCTAAGTCCATGATTGTGTCGCTTTCTATAAAGTTAATAAAAGCATAAAAAGCAGACGCACCTGAACCTACAATTAATAAGTCTCCTTCATCATATTCTGTAGTAAAAGAAGTGCTTGTTCCTGTAACAGTAGCAGAATTATCTGTTAATGAAACTGTACCACTTTTTGTAGTTAGTCCATTATTTGCATTATTATTTATATCTATCCAATATTCAAAATTTAACTTATTTCCGTCTGCATCAGTTACATTTGTATCTGTGTACATTTGAACTGCTTTAAAAGTATCCGTAGCTCCATGGTCATATAATAAATAAGCTAAACTATCTGCTCCTATACCTGCAAAACTTTGTTGGTAAGTGGATGCAGTAGAAGAAGTATTTTTAAATACTGTACCATTACTATGAGTGAAAGAATATGAGCTACTTCCAACTGCAACTAAACCAGTACTTGTATTAACAGAAAGTGACTCATCTAATACTCCTCCAAGGTCTATTCCTAAAAGTTTATTTTGTCCTGTAGGGAAAGAGTATTTTTCTGCCGTATAATTTATTCTAACTGTTTCTGAAGCAGATTTATTTTTAATTGTGTTTTCAGCTTTTACATGAATATAATAGGTTCCCTCTACAACTCCTTTCATAAAAATTGAGGTGTCTTCTGACTCCACAAATTTATAATATCCATTTCCTTTAGTCTCCCATTCAGCTATATCGTTGCCTTTTGGCCCTTGTACAGTTACATGGTACCCTACAATAGTAGGCTCTGGGTTGTCGTGTTTAAAGAAAAGTTCATCACCACTTGTTAAAGACACAGCTGTATTTACAGTTAGAGTAACTCCATCTATAGACGAAACTGTAACAACATCAGAAATACTTGAGTGTCTTACTCTCATACCCGCTTCAATACTATCATTAACCGCGCTCAATGTTATAGAGGTACTACTACTTACATTTCCTGAAATAGTTGAAGAAGTACTCTCTCTAACTTGTAAAGGAGGCTGCCAACTTATGAATAAATCTGCTCTACCATTAGAAGAAGCGCCTGAAGATGTATTTTCTATTGATTGAAGAGATATAGAAGCTACTAAAGATTCTACTGAAGGTACGATTTCTGTTCTTAGAGGTGCTTTTTGACTTATAGGTACAATTTCTGTTGTATATCCTCTATCTACTAATTCATATTTTTTATCTTGATACTCTGCTGCTGCAATATTTATTATATTCTTTTCTTTTTCTTCTGTGCTTACTATAATATATTCTTTCGGAGAAATATCTACTTCCTCTTCTCCTGTAGCAATTGTGGTAGAAGTTAAAGACCAAATAACATCTGCATCCGGGGTTTCTGAAAAAGCGGAGCTTACAGTAATAGAAGTACTTGTAAAACTATCTACAGGTTTGCTTTCTACTCTTACAGATTCTGACCAATATAATTGTACTAAATTTCCAGAGTCATCTTTTGTATTTGCTGCTTTTTCAAAAGTATCTATTGCTGAACCACTCTCATCTAAAAGAACTAAGTCTCCAAGAGTATAGGCGGTTGAATTAATTGTTGCTTTTTCTTGTTGTAAATACGCACCGCCTTTAGGATATATTAAATTTAAAGAATATGCTTTTGTAGAAGTATTTAAACTAATTTCTCTATCTAAAGGTACTTCAGTAGTACTTCTTGTTCCTGTATTTGAAACTCTACCCGAGTGTTGTACATTTTCTCTGTCTGCATCTTGAACTTCGATTACATCACCAGGTTTTAGTGCCATAGCATTTAAACCTGTACTAAAAGTAACTATTTCTTTTTCAAGTTTTTCTGTTAATATATTCCATTTACCAAATCTATGTGCTTGACCTTGACTTGTACAACCTGTTGCAGATACATCTTTTGAAATTATTTTTCCAGTTTCTAATATATTTTGAGTATCTTCTACTATTTCTATTGCTTGTTTGTAGTTATCTAAAGGATTATTCCAAGTTACTCTTATTTGATTGGAACGAAATCTTGTTGAAGTTGATTGATATGCAAATTCTCCACCGATTATATTTCCTTTTGTAAAAGTATAAACAGGACTTTTATAAGCATTAATAGAAGGACTAAACTTTCCATCAAACCAAATTAATAATCCTCTAAATACACTAAGTAAATCTTTGATTACTTTTTGTGCTTCTTCTAATTTTGACAAGTATAAATTTGCTGTAAAACGTGGTTCAAGTCCCCCTTTTCCATCTGGCACAAGCTCGTCACAGTATTTTGCTATTTGAAATAATTGAAACTTGTCAATATAAGAAAAATCATCTAATGGGTCTACAAATTTACCAAGACCATATCGATCATTTGTTAAAATATCTAAAAGAATCCATACGGGATTATCTGTCCATACTGTAGCATAGTTTGAATGTGTAGGGTCTGTAAAAGTTTTTATATCTCCTCTAAAGTTTCCATCCCAATCTTGATAATCGCTTTCATTTGTTACAGTGGTATTATTTGTAACTTTTCTTGTATAAGAAGCTGCAGTTCCTTCGCCAAGTTCATGTCTTGAAAAATAGTTTGTAGGAACTTTTACTTGAAGTCCTCTAATTTCATAAGCTCTTCTAGGTGGGGAAGAAAATTCTTTTGCTCCAAAGATTACAGCTCCATAAGCTGTATAAGGATAAGAAAGTTTATCTGTAATTATATTTTGAATTGATTGTACTTGAGTAGCATTATACCAATATCTTCTTTCATTAAAACCATTAGTAGGAGTTACTTTTGCTATTTTAATTCTATATTTTGTAAAAGGTTGATATTTTGTAACATCCCAACTAAATGTTTGAACAAAAGCAGTTTTTGTTTTTTTACTTATTGTCCCTGAATTAAAGAATTTACCTGCATATCCTCCAAAATCATCTGCACTTCTTCCAGGTTTAGGACTTCTTGCAGCTAACTGTGCGTCAGATTGTCCATATATAGTTTCAGTAACTGTGTCTGTAAAGTCTCCAATTACTGAATATTCAAATAAAATTTGGAACTCACAAAATCCTGCTTCTTCATGTCCATCTCCTGGTTTTTGCCCTAATAACCCACTTGGAAATTTTACAGTAACTTTTATAACATCTATTTCTCCTGCATTGGGCACATTCATTCCATCACTTGTAAAAGTTAATCTACTTGCATCAGGTTCTGTTATTCTTGACCAGTTACTTACTCCATTGTTTAATACATAACCAGAAGGAAATATAGGAGAACCATTATGTGTAATTGCATTAAAATCAGTAGTATTTAAAGTTTGTGATACATTGTGTGTTAAAGAATTAGTACCTACAGTTTGGGGGAGAGGTAAAAAACTTTGGTCTCTTGTTCCTGACCTAAAAGCAAATCCAGCGTCTTCATAATTCCATTTATTTGATGAAGTTGCAGAAGAAACTGTGGGTGTTGCTAATGTAGCTGATACATTTGAAGCATTTATTCCTATTGTTCCACTACCTACTAAGACTGCTGTATTTCCTGAAAAAGAAGCTATTTGTCTATCTAAATTCAAGCTTATATTTGCTCCAGATACTGAAGTATTAATTGGAGGGTAGCAGCGGACAGAAGTTGCACTACTAAAACTAGATATATAACCGTAATAAATACTTCCATCAGGTCCTGCACCAGGAATTGTTATAGCGCTATTAATTTGAGAAGATGTAAAAAAAGAAGAACTTGCACTTATTAGTGTACTTCCTGCAGTTGCACTAATTATTCCAGTTCCTGCACCTCCAGCTCCTGTTATATAAATTTTATGAGTTCCTGTAGAAATGCTTCTGTTATTAAATATAGTATTTGTATTATCGGTTACTGTTCTTGTGCTTGCAACATAACTTACATCATTAGAGGTTTTTGCTCCATAACTTTGTTTTGTAGTAGGGTCTAATATAGGGACTCCATTTAAAAATACAGAAGAAGCATCTTCTACTAACCCATAAATTGGCCCTTCTGATAATACATCAACTACTACAGCACTTTGTTTTTCTGTAGAGGTTTTGGTGTTAAAATTATTATAAATGCTTGAGTTTCCGCTATCTCCTATGCCTACTGGGCCATCTCTTAGTATTGTTTTTTGTGACATTATATCTCTCCCTTACTAAAGTTCCAATCAATTGAGACAGGTTTTTGTGCAGCTACGTTTGAAGGTGTAGTTTCTTCAGCTATCACAGATACTCCTGAATTTGGGGGGAATTGTCCGTCTGTAGCGTAAGCTACACTTGTACCTGATTTAAATGTAAAACCTGAAGAAGCTGTAGTTTCTCTGTCAGTAAAGCCGAAGGCTATTGGAGTTCCTCCTACCATTAATTGTCCATATGCCAAAGGTACTGGTATGCCTTGTTTTATATTATTTACTGGGCCATCAAATAAAAATGCGTCTCCTTGTTCTATACCTTTTTTTGGTGCCATATATTCTGCCATGCCTGAGTTAAGAAGCATGGAACCTACCATACCTCCTGCCATTAACGCAGCGAACTTAAGAACACCTGCCGCACCTTCAAAGTTTCCTGTTGCCATAAACCACGCTGCTGCTAACATAAGGGCGAATCCTACTATTACTTTTAATAATTTATTCGCAGAACCTGCAGGAACTGGAGAAATAATTAAATCGTCTTCGCCTAAATTCATCTGTAAGTTATCATAATCAAGTAGCTCTTTGCCTCTTTGAACTGTAAATTTTATTCCTTTTTCTGTACAGTCTAATAAATATTTTTTTAATTTTCCTTCTCTTTGACAGTCGATACCATGCATGCACTCTGCTACAGTTGCTGCATTTAGTTTCCAGACCTCCCCAAAGAGTTCTCCCATTTTTCCATTTAAGTATATTGTTCTTGTCATTTTGGCTCTATTATTATATATTCCTTTTGTGGATACCCTACTATTAAATAAGGTATATTCACCGCGTTACAATTGTTCACATCATAAATGCTTGCTTTTAAATTTTTTTGATTGTAATGACTATGCACTACATATAATATTTTTGAAGTAAGTTGATATTGAACGAAAACTTTTGCGTCAATTTCAAAGTCATCTTTATCTTCTGAAATATTTTGACATAAAATCCATTTTTCTATGTCATTTTGTTGGACTACAAGTCCGCACATTTCCCTGGGGGCAGATTCTTTAGCTGCCTGGTACATCTCGTTTAAGAATTTCATTAAGAGAATTTTTGAGAACCTGGGAAACCTCCAAAAGGTAATACTACCTCTGTGCTTGGGGTTGCTTTTCCTGTTGAAGTTGCTGTTCCTATAGATATAGGATCAAATCCATATCTCATTTTACAACCTGTCATAGTTTTGGAACAAACATCTCCTGGTTCCCAATAATCTCCAAATTCTGGAGTTTGTCCTATGGAGGTTTTCTTTGCTTTCCATAATTTTGTTAAACCTCCAACAGTATATCTTACATAGTCATTGTATCTATCATCTGTATAAGCATAATAAGTTGTTGAAGCACTATAAGTATCCCATACTCTAATTCTTTTTACTAATACATTATTGTCAGTTAAAGTTCCTGGAGAGTTGCTTGTTTTAAGAGCTTGCCAATAATTTGGTACAGTAGTTGAATCTGCAGAAGTATCTATACTTCCATCTTTTTTCAATCTTCTCACTGTTCCGCCTAAAGTAGTATTAGTAGTGTAGTAACTATTTTCTGTTATACTGCTTACTGTAGAAGAAAAAGTAATTGCCCCGCTTTCTCCAGTTGCGGGAACTATATATTCATTATCTAAATTTACTAAAGATATGTATTCTGTTGCTCCATTAAGTGAAGACTTGTAAGCTGCTTTATATTTGCTTTCTCTGTTCCACGTACAAGCACCTACCTTTTCGTATTCATTTAATGTATGGTCTGCTCCTTGATAAATCCAAGGGCAAGCATTTGCTAAAACTTGTCTTTTTGGGATTATAATTCCTTGTAAATCAAAAGGAGTTGAACATTCAAAAGAAACCATAATTTTACTAAGCGCAGATATTCTGTCAAGTATATAAACTTGTCTAGGAAACTCTACTGCAGGATTAGAGTTTAAATATTTTTCAAGAGTTGTTCTTCTTGTTAAAGTTGCTCCCAATAAATTTTCATAATCTGTTATTGAACTTTTAAATATATCTGACACATTGGCAAAAGTTATTGTAGGTCGAGCACTTGTTGATGAAGGATCAGACCTAAATCCTTTGGCTTGCAAAGGAATTGCTGTATAAGTACGTAATGTTCCTCCATCATCTCTAAATTGCACAGAAGTTAGATTTTCTTGTACTCCCGAATGAAAATATAACGTTGTGGAATCAAACTTAAGCTCAAACAACTCAATAAGTTGTGAACCTGGATCTTGCTTCTGTAAATCTTTGACAATAAGGTCTGTCATGCTTCGTATACTCTCCTAAAATTTGCTGTTGCACTATAAAAATTATCATAGGCATATGTTTTTGTCCATTTATCACATACAACTTTATAAGTTGTTTCTCCACCGCCCTGATTACTATCTGCAACTACATAATTAAAAGCAGTTACACCTTTTAAACTTACAAAAAAAGCAATTATATCATCTATTTCAGCTTTTGTTCTTGTTTTAAAACTTAAAGAAAAAGTCTGCTCTAAAGAATTTATTCCATTTGCTATTCTTTGCTCATATCCGTCACCGAAAGAAGCCATAAGAACTCTTGGAGTTTCTGAAGAAGATAAACCTTTATCTGGAACTATTTGTCTGTTTCCATAAGATGCTGTTGTGCTAAATCCTATTGCCATAAGTATTAAATTGGGCTAAGTAAGCCGCCTGGTCGTTGTTGTTCTGCTATTTCTCTAGTTACTGCCATTTGAATTGCTTCACCTAATGCTGTGGATTCTTCTGCTGAAGTTTCTGTGTCGCCTTCATTATTTACAGTAACATTTATAACTGAATTTACTGGTCCTTGTCCTTTTCCTGTAAGTTGTACTGGTATTTTATCTCCGTCTGGTAAAGGAACGATAGCTTCTCTTCCATGCATAAGTACATTGTAGCCTGATTGCGGGCCATCTGCAATTCCACCTGCTGCGTACCCTTTTCCAACTACTCCTCCGTATCTAGTAGTAATGTCAGGAATTTGAATTGAGGAACTAACTTGATTTGTTAAATTTGTTGCTTGTTCAGTAGAATTAGTAGGTGTAAACATGCCTGACATCATTCCAATAATCTGACTTGCCATACGTGCTGCAAGTATTCTTTGCATTTCTTGAATTACCACTACAGCTAATTGTTTGAAAGCATCTTTTGCTTTTGCGGAGCCGTCTATAATACTTTTGAACATATCATCTAAACCATCTTGAAATGTATCATTTAATTGTCCTACAATTGTATTTGCTCTTGTATATTCTTTTTCTTGAGCTCTGGCTAAAGCTAATTTTTTCTCGGCAAGACTTAGTTGATATTCATCCTCGTCTGACATTTGTTTATTTATAGATAACTCGTTTACTTTCTCTTCTGCAAGTTGTGTAGCTATTGATAATTGTTCTTTTTTATATTCGACTTGTAATAGAGCTGATCTTGCGTCTTTTCTTTCTCCTAAAACTGCTTTTTTAGTATTTATATCTGCTCCTTCTAATCCTAATCTTCTTTGTGCATCTATTGTGCTTTTTAAAGACTCACCAAATCTATCGATAGCTGCTGTCATTTCATCTAAGGTTGCGTCTCCTCTTTCTCCAAATAAAGTTTGATAAAGTCTAGTAACAACATCTTCTTTGTTTGCTCCTGTCATTTTTATAGTATCTTCAAAACCTTTATAAGTACTTAATAGATCGTCTAAAGGGCCTCTTTTACTTAGTTTTTGATACTGTTGATTAAAAGCTGCAATAGTGTTATTTAATTGTTTAAATGCTGTATTTTGAGCGCCTGCTGCTGTATCTACTATTTTTAATTTATCTGTTAAAGTTTGAGTATCTATAGTACCATCTTTGAATTGCTGAAATAAAGTTGCTACTTCAGGATTAATACTACCTAAATCTGTTCCAAAAGCTATTAATTTTTCTCTTAATTCTGATAATTGATCAGGTGTCATTTCCTTTGCTTTTTCAGCTCCTAATAAAACCGAAGCCTTTCCAGATATACTAGCACTTGCCATAGTTGCTACATTTGCTTCAAATAACTGAGCCCCTGTTAAACCTTTTCCAGATTTTTCTGCTGTTCGAGCTCTTTCTTTCATCATCTCTTTGAACTCATCATGTGCTTCTGTAATTCTTTCTTTTGCTCCTTCAAATTGTTCAGCAATTATACTTCCAGGTCTTTGTTTTTCAGCTTCGTCTGCCATTTTACCTATCCATCCTGTACCATTTTCTAAATCACTTTCAATTTTTTCTGCCCCGCCTCTAATTTTATCAGCAAGTAGTCCTATTCCTTTGCCTATTTCAGGAAATAGTTTCATTACGAAAACTGCGAATCTATCGACTTGGTCTGCTATAAAATTAATAGCTTTTGCAAAGAAAGCTGCTACTTTATCAAAATTTGCTTTAAGGGCGTTATATGCGTCTATTATTAAAGTAACCCAACCAAATATTGCGACTGCTTTAAAGGCAACATTAACCATTCTTGCTGTACTTTTTGCAACAAAAGCCATGCCTTTCATAGCTAACTTAAATGCTGCTGCTGTTAATTTAATGCCTCCTTTAATGCTATTAAATGTAAATGTCCAAGCTACTCTTGTTATTTTAGAACTTAACCTGGCTTCGTTTGTCATCTGTTGAAATGAAACTTTAAAATTTCTTACTTTGTTAATATTTTCCCCTGCAAAAATACCTGTAGTTATTTTTCCATGTTTTCTATATTCATCTTCTGCAAGTTTTAGAGCTCTCTTTATACCTTGTACTTGTTGTCTATTTAATTTTTCTTGATTTTTTATTGCTTGCATACCAGAAGATTTTTGTGCTGCTTTAGAATCAAATCCTTTTACTGCTTTAGAAGCTTTTTGTACTCCAGTACCTGAAGTAGCTTTTTTGAAATCTTCTCTAACTCCTGCGAAGGAAGTACCTAAACCACTTCCAAGTCTGCCTATTAAACTACTGTTTATCTTTTCGTTTAGTTGGTCAAATGCGGGGAATACTGAAGAGGTAAGAGTTGTAACAAATATAGCTAAAGCAGCTACTGCTGAGCCTATATTGTTTGTAAAGAAATTAGCGAGTGCTTCTGCTACAGGAGTTATAAAAGCCATTGCTTCATCTTTTAAGTCTATAAAAGTTGTGATTAATTTATTATAAGCATTTATATCTACAGCTTCTCCAACTGCTCCATATTTTTCTTCTGCTTGTGTGAGTACTTCATTTAATACTGCTTGTGATTTTTCAAAGGTTGTTAAATCTTTGGCAGATTTTTTCATTGCAGTTGCATACTTTTTAGTTGCAGGCTCTAATCTTAATATAATACCTAATTCATCTAATAATTCTGGTTCTGCTTTTGTGACACCTCTTACAAGACGATTAAAAGAATCTTCAAAGTCCCTACCTAAAGCTGTAGAAGCACCTCTTGCAGCCTTTGCAATTGCTCCCATTTGATCTTCATTAAAACCGGCTGCTAACATAATTTGTGAAGCTTGGGCTGCTTCTCTAAAAGCTATCTGATATCCTGTGGCTTCTTGTAAATTTCTTGCAAGGGTTTTTACCATAACTCCTGAATTAGCTGCAAAAGATTTCATACCTTCATTTAAAACACGAAAATCAGCAGCTTGTTGAAGCCCTCTAAATAAAGCTCCCAAAGCAAATAATTGAGCTGCAAGAGTAGCATAAGCAGGAACTAAACCGCCTGATACTCCTTGAGCCATCTTTGAAAAGTTTTTAGTAGTATTAGAAGAAGCTTGGGCAGCACCTTTTAATCTACGGTCAGCTGTATGTGCAGCATTACCAGTATCTTTTAAAGCCTTGCCTGCTTTTTTAGATTTTTTTTCTACTTTATCAAGAGACTTATCGTCTGATACTGTAAAAGTTAACTTTCCTAATTTAATTGTTTTCATTTATTAGCGTTTCAAATTCGCCGAATTAATTCCGGGACCTTTAGCCTTTCTTTCTGAGGCTTGTCTTTTTCTCTGTATTTTTTTATTTATTTTTTCACTATTTTTAACTTCTATGTTTTTTATCCAAAAAATAGTGTTTTTTCTATCTTCTACTTCCCAAGTATCGAGTAAGGTTCCTAAAGACGACATATCTTTACCAAAATATGAGCCACTCATTCCATCCCATCTATCTGGTAATAAGTCATGCAATAAAAAAGCCACCTGAACTTCGAAGGGATATTCCTCCATAGTTGGTGGCATTTCTTCCGGGTCAGGCTCTATACCTTTTTGTTCACATATATCTAAATATGTGTCCAGAGGTAACTGCCCTTCCTTATATTGTTTTTCTAATAAACCAAGTATCTGTTTTACTTGGTCTTCGTAAAATTTTCTAATTCACCCGTTACTTCTGTAACCCAAGTGTCAAAATCTGCTGCATTTTTCATCAGAGTTTCTGCATTTTCTTGGTTATGTTCCAGAGTATCTTCAGGATTTAAGCCACTGATATCCACCAATAGAAGCTCTTCTAAGTAAGCATATTTTAAGCCTTTCCATCCTTTGATTACTGCTTTTACATATTCGATTAAAAATTTATCTTCATCTAATTGCTCATCGAACGCTCTTGTTTTTCTATTAAACTTTTGAGATAAGCAACGATTTCTTAATTTGATTAATTCTTCTCTTGCAAGATAGCATAAATCTACAGTAAACCCTTTCATTCCTGGATAGTCTACGGTTACTGTTTTACTTGGAGTTAATAAACTCGATAGTGATACTGGTTGTTTTTGTTCTGTCATTATTTTTTCCTATAAAAGAGGGAGGGAATGACCCCTCCCTGTTAATTTAATTATTAAGTTACTGCTGGTCCTACAAACTCCATTGTAATTTCGTCTGTTGCATCAACTGAAGTTGGTAAAGCGTGGAAATTAGTTTCCAAACTTACTATATCATCAATTGAATGTGTAGGTACTTCTAAGTGACAAGTTGGTAGAGTCATAGTAACTCTTGGGCTGTTTCCAGTTCCGCCAACTACAAATACTAAGTTGAAGTCATTTGTAATTACTGAAGTTGATTCAATAATATCTTCAAATAAGTCTGCACTTGAGTTTCCACTTGATGGAGTATTTAAGTAACAAGTAAAGTTACCTGATACATTTCTTGTTCCTGTTACGTGACCTAAAGGCTGATTAACAATACCTAAAGTTTCAGGAGTTAAGAAAGTTATATTGTTTGAAATAGTAACATTACCACCTGTTAGTGTTAAATCATAAGAAGTTTGAATATCTCCATCTGCTGTTGCAGTAACAGTTAAGTCTGTTAACCTATTTCTAATAAAGTTATTTGTATCAGCTGCTGCTGTTCCTTCATAAATTGTTGCTGTTGGCATTGAAGATGCTTCAGTAATAATCTGACCAAAACCAGACCAGTTTGCTGTAGCAATTCCATCAATATCAAAATCAATTGAAACTTCATTTACTACACAGTCTGCGATTTGATAAATAGTAGGGTTTGATTTTCCACTGCCCATTTCAAATGTAAGTGTAAAAGTATCTAAAGTTGTTTTATTAGAATTTGTAAAAACTAAATCTGCTCCATTTGCATCTGGTGCAGAAAAACCTGCTCCTGATTGACCAACTGCTGCTGAA